CGCTGAGGAATCTGATGTGTATGATTTGAGTTTGCAACAGTTGCATCAAATCAAATTCGGTATCGTATACCAAAATTTCATCTACATATCTGCAGGCTTGTAACTGTACATAACGTTCGTATGTGCTTTGTACCGGTTTGTTTTTGATACCGGGACGGTCAATTGTGGGATCCGTTTGCAGTGCCACAATCAAATAATCACACAGTTGTTTTTCCATTTTCAACATTGTTACATGGCCAGCATGCAACAAATCAAAACTGCTACAGTTAAATCCTATCTTCATACCTGGTACCAATCGTTGCATCTGGTATCTGCATCTCTGAACCACCAATACAAATTGGGACCGGTCCAATCACTAAACTGTTCTTGATACCATTCTACAGTTCGATCATAGTTGATATAAGCAGTATCATATATGCGTTTTTTACTCTTGGGAGGAGAACTGTGCAGTCCTATAAAAACAAACTTGGTTGCATAGTTCATGAATTTGTGTTTAATCCAGGCAATATCATCATCAGGAATGCTGCCAAGTACCTGTGTGCAAATAACAGCATCAAATTTTTGTCCAACAGGTTCCTGATCAAACTCTGGCACACAGGGATCATATTTGTAGACTGATTCAGAATTGATTCGAGTTTGAAAATTCATAGGCTCACTCATGATGCTATGCGGCAATCCATATGATACAACATCAATATATTGCTGACCTTTGCCACAACCATAATCTAATACAGTTCGGGCATCATAGCGATCCATAAGAAATCGTATGTAATTATGATATGTCTTGCTGTCGTTGCCAGCCCAGTTTTTGGGATTGTTCTGCTGAAATCTCTGGCCTAATTCTACGCTGGTGGCATAATATTTGCTGAGTTGATTCATTGAGTTGCTATAAAATTCTTGATTGGATCAATTAGTTCCGTTTTTAGTCCGTCATAGATTCTTTGCTTATTGTAAAACAGCAAATGATTATGCTCAATACGATTCAAAGTTTCCGTGTCGTATGGACACTTTTCGTAGTTGGATACGTTATCAAGTATGAGTGAAATTTTCTTTTGAAGATCAGATTCGTTATCATAACTTTCATCAAACAAGTTGTCATATGTAACAAATCCTTGCGACTTAAGATAAGTTAATATTCCTGTCTTGCCTAGCACCATAAAAGGATGCCGGAATCCAATGGGTTTGTAAATTTTTTCACTTAACAACACAGACGCCCATTCCCATGATCTTGCACTTTCAAGCACTACAGAAAAACAAGTAGTATCATACCAATCAGGATTTGATTGTCGATGCCATATCAGTCCTGGAATAGGGTTGTCATGCGGCAATACAATACCCTTTTGAGTACAACTATACAAAGCATCAGATTCTAACCAAGGGGCTGCGGCTTCTAAAAAATCAAGTCGCCAAGATCTTGCATGTCCAACCAGGCAAAGGAATTTTTTGTCGTAAGTTCGGGTAGGCACATATTCATGATACTTGTATTGCTGCCAATGAAGACTTTCATTGTACCAGAAAAAATTAGGAACGAATGCAATGCCCTCCACTGGTTCTGCATGATAACTTCCATAGAGATAAAAGTGATTTGGATTTTTTAACCTGACGTGTAATTTTCCGTATTTTCCAGAAAAACTTTCCCATGTAACATCCACAATCAGTCGTTTGTCAACAAATTTTTCTCTATGCTCTTCTACTAGATACTGTCTTGCACCCATTACAAATACAGCATCTTTGTCATACGTTTTGTTATCATCATAAGGTTCCAAGACAAAATTGTCATTGACTATTTGTTCAAACCATGGTGATGGATGAAAGAAAGATTCTCCTTGGTACGGTGCATTGTATACTATTAGTTTTTCTTTAATTTTGTCCATAAATTTTTCTTATTTTATGATTTGTATGCAACAACTCTACTGTCTGATGGTGTTTTGCTGTAGAGTACATCTTCAGATCTTACAGTACTAAATCCAGATTCAATTAGTAGTTTACTCAATGATGCTATACTATAACCATAAACATGCCGCATAACTTGATTTTTGTAATCTCTACCATAAATTGTGTATATTGATCTTTTTAACACTTTAACGTTATCTGAAATCAATGACTCAGGGTTAGCCGCTATAAATTCGCAAGCCTTTAACAAATCGGGCCACTCCAAAGTCACTTGAGCGCCCGGTTTTAATATTCTATGCCACTCAACTAGCATTGGGAAAACTTTGCTACGCTCAATGTGTTCTATCACATGTATAGATAAAATCTCGTCCACTGAATTGTCGGGTATAGGATATGCCTTGGTGATGTCATGTATCACAATGTTTGGGTCACCGGCACAGTATTCACCATCGACGTTTAGATATCCGTCTAGTTTAACCGGACCGCAACCTAAGTGTAACTTAATTGCAAGTTGTTGTTGCAATAATTCTTGTATTTTTTGTTCAAGCATGAGTTTGTTCTTTTAAATTTAATTATTTTTTTTGTGACTTCATTAATTAATTGTATGCTCAACGTTAGTGTTGTAATAATTACTATTTTTAGTCATGATATCTTTTTTTATTATTTTATAAATGCACCCACTTGATCCCACCACTTGCTACCGTCATAATCAGTCCAGGCATCTACTAATTCTACTTTGCCCCATTTTGCCAGTGCGGCATAAGCGTCTGGATAAAATCTCCAACAATCTACAGGGTACCGATGCACCTTTCCGGTCATTGGTGCTATTAAAAATATATACCCACCCGGTTTAACCACACGCACCATTTCTAAAAAACTCAACCAGAAAAATTCACAATGCTCAAACATCTGACCTGAAATCACAACATCTGCATAGTTATCATCCAAGGGAACCTTGTGTGGATCCTCAAGTATAATAGACACCCCTGGCCCTGCTTGCAAATCAACTCCGTAATATTTTATTTTTTCATTAGTATCAACTAATTCATAATACGTGCCGCGATTTTTAATATTGGTACCACCAAAGTCGAGTATCTTACATTCGTTGCCGACAAATTCGTTGGTGACATATTTGTCAAATAGTGTTTTCATATTGTTCATTGAACTTGGATGCATAAATTTTCTTTATTTTATTCCTATTATTCTACTATCCGATGCTGTTTTTGCGTAGATATTATTTTCTGTCAGCACTGTATCGAACCCGGCTTCTGTTAGTATTTTACTTAGTGACGCTATACTGTACCCATAGGCATGCATCATTGCTCTATTCTGATATTTAGTATTGCCAAATACTGAATTAATAGTTTTCTTCAAGACCCTTCCATCATCCGATATCAGTGAGTCAGGATTTTCGGCTATGAATGTACAGGCCTTTAACAAGTCAGGCCATTCAACTGCAATCTGTCCACCTGGGCGAAGTATCCTGTGCCATTCAGTGAGCATGTCACAAATTTTCCAACGTTCTATATGCTCTATTACATGTACGCTTAAAATTTCATCAACGCAGTTATCTGGAATAGGATACGGATCAGTAAGGTTATGTATGATCACGCCCGGTTGCCCTGCACAGTAATCTCCATCAATGTTGACCCACCCATCATAGAGATTAGCTCCACATCCTAGGTGTAACTTAATTGCAAGTTGTTGTTGCAGTAGTTCTTGTACTTTTTGTTCAAGCATGAGTGTGTTCTTTTAACAAAATTTTAGGATCGGCGGCAATTCCAAAAAAGTAAAGATCTAACGATTTTTTATTCTCAGAAAATTCGTACTTGGAAAATGTTCCATCAAAGTTCATGTTGTTTCTAAAATCTTCTTCAGTTAAATTTTTATAATAATCCCAACCTTTGGCCACAGTTAACGGGCTTTTGTTAGGTTTGGTCCTGGATGTTCCGTGCTCTTTTCTTCCTGTGGTAGCACAAGTCATCACTATCAGTCCTGCGGGTTTGCACATTCTATACATGTTTTCAAAAGTTTCTACCCAATAAGGGTTATGTTCAAAGCACTCGCAAGAAATCACAACATCGTAATAATCAGGCTCACCAGGAAAATTTTGCCCTTCGCAGACAATATCAACTCCATTACCATCGCCAACATCTATTCCTGTATAATCACAATCTTCAAAAAATGTTCTTACACTGCCGTTGATATCTAAACTACCAACTTCTAAAACTTTTTTATTTTTAAAGTAATTAGGATAATCCAATTTAATTGAATTTACATATTCTATTTGTTGTATATGTGACATTATATCCCCTTTAGATTTAATTGTTTTTCAACTTCATCAATCAACTGTTTACTCAACACCCGTGCTGAGTAGTTTTGTTCTGTGTACTGTTGTCCAGCAGTGATCATTTCAACAACTTGGTCAGGGTTTGCCTGAGCCCATTTGATACCTTCAATGTAGTCACCTTGCCAGGTGTATGGAGCAAACTCTTCGTAACTGGCCAAGGGAGTGGTGATCACAAATTTTCCTGAAATCAAACTATCAATCACGCGATTTGCGCTTTTGGTGTCAGTTCTTGGGTTGTCGGACTGCACTGGCATCAGCACAATATCACACTGTTCCAGCAGTTGTCCTTGCAACTCCCATGTCCACTCTTTCATGACCACACGATCTAGATTTATTCCAGATACTGATCCTTTTCGTTGCCTTAATTGAAATTTACTAAAGAGTCTATCAGTATTGGCACTGACCATGGTATAAGAGTAATTACATACTTCTTTTTCTAATCGTTGCCATATTTCCACCATAGGTAAAAATTTAAAACTACTCTTTGACCCAAACCATAACAAGTTGATATCAGTACCAGGAGAAAATTTTGGTAGCAGTTTAGGACGTTCAAACGGATCCGGCATCACAATGCTGT